CTGGGGCGCTCAATAACGCCATGCGCAAGCAGGCGCTCCTTGCGGCCCAGAGGCAGGCAGGGGAAAAGGACGGGACGATCACGTCCTACGATCCGAACGCCTACGCGGTCAAGGTAATGATCGAGCCGGACGGATATGAAACGGGCTGGATTCCGGTTCCTTCCTTATTCGTCGGAAACGGCTACGGAGCATATTTCGGGCCGGAGATCGGCCACGCGGTTTCGGTAACGTTTGCGGACGGGGACAAAGACAACGGGCGAATATCGAAGTTCTTTTTCAATAACGTCGAGGTCCCGATCGGGGGCGGCAACGCGGTCCAAAGTGGAGAGATCCTGCTTGCGGACAAATCGGGGAACTCGATCCGGTTCAGCCCGACCCAGCAGAAGCTGATCGTTGCGTCCGGGAAGGAAGCCGACCTGAACGTCGGCACGAACCTGAATGTGGCCGTGGAGGGAAACGCCACGGTTGCGGTCACAGGCAACATCAACATCACGGCTGCGGGCGGAGATATTGTGATCAATGGCATCAGCCATATGAATCATAAGCACACGGGCGTGCAGCCGGGCAGCGGTGAAACGGGATTGCCGACAGGATAAATTCACTGCAGAGACGCAGAGAACGCGGAGGAAGGTGAAAGTGGCAGAATTTAACGAACCAGACATCATTATCAATGGAGTGAGATTGCTTCCAGCGGCGGCGGGTACAATTCGAGTGGCTGTTCAAAACTTGGCTACAGATTTAAACGCAAATGGGCTGGGAGAAGATGAAGTCGAGAAAAGTATCGCGCGGGGATATTTGGAGAACATCCAATTTATCAATGAGGTAATGGCGAGGAAGGCATGAGCCAGCAGCTTCTTGCCGATTTAAACCAGGTCTGGTCGACGGACCTCGATGCGTCGAATTCGGGGGACGTGCAGACGGTTACGGGATCGGATCGTGGCCAGCAGCGGGTATTGAGGCGGCTCATGACGAATCCGGGCGACTACATTTTCCAGCCCGATTACGGCGCCGGGCTGCCGCAGTACGTGGGCCAAAATCAGAGCAAGGACACTCTGGATCAAATCGCAGGAACATGCAAGGGACAGATGCTCCTGGAGGCGTGCGTAGCGGAGTCGCCGGCGCCGAGAGTGAGCATACAGCAGCTTCCGGACTTTTCGCTTTGGGTTTACATCCAATACGTCGATGTGCCCACGGGGACTCCCGTGGTGCTTTCGTTCAATGTCGAGAACGATTGAAGGAGTTTTAAGTTTTAAGTTTTTAGTTTTTAGCCAACTCAAAACCGACAACCAACAACTAAAAACTCATCGCGGAGCGATGGATGCCTCTTAATACGCAGACCTTCAGCAGCATTGTACAAAACGCCGCGTCCTATGTGCAGGGGGCGGCTTCGGCGCTGGTGGATTTTAACGTCGGGTCGATCTGCCGGGTCATCATGGAGGCGGCGGCGGCCATTGTGATGTGGCTGCAGGCGCTTATCCTCCAGGTAGCGGCTTTGACCAGGGCGGCGACGTCGAGCGGATCGGATCTCGATAGCTGGCTCGCGGATTTTGGTTTTGCGCGCCTGCCGGCGGTTGCGGCCCAGGGCCAGGTGACTTTTTCGAGGTTTTCCACGGGCCAGCAGGCGGTTGTGCCGGTAGGGGCCGTGGTGCAGACGGCGGACGGAACTCAAACCTATACGGTCATTCTCGATACGGGCAATGCGGCCTACAGCGCGAGTCTGGGTGGCTACGTGATCGCGTCCGGAGTGTCGAGCGTTTCGGTAACGGTTGCAGCCAACAACGCCGGGAGCCAGGGGAACGCGGCGGCGGGGGCAATAAGTGCGATCTCGCAGGCGATCACCTACGTCGACACGGTCACGAACGCGAGCCCGTTTACAACGGGGGCTGATGCGGAAACGGACGCGGCCGCCAGGGTGCGATTCGTCGCATGGCTGAATTCGCTGAGCAAGGCCACGCTGAACGCAATCCAGTTTGCGATCGCTAGCCTGGGGAACGTAGTGAGCTACACGATCACGGCCAATTATGCCTATAACGGCGCTTATCAGCCGGGCTATTTTTATGTGGTTGCAGACGATGGCAGCGGGGACCCGTCTTCGGGTTTTTTAAATGAGGTGCAGGCCGCAATCGCAGCCGTGACGGGATTTACGATCAACCTGGGAGTCTTCAGGGGTTCGGAAGTTACGGCCACGGTGGCGATGACGACCGGCGCGGCGCAGAGCGAGGTCGGGGCGGCCCTCCAGAATTACATCAACGGGCTGGGAGTTGGAAGCGGCCTCTCGTGGGCGCGGCTTTCCCAGGTGGCGTTCGACGCGGCGCCGGGGGCTTTCACGACGATCACGGGAATAACTTTGAACGGCGGGACCAGCGATCTCGCGGCTACGGACCAGCAGATCATCCGGGCGGGAACGATCACGGTGAGGTAGGGCAGGGGATTAGACTGAAGGCGCTTAGGCTGAAGGCTTTTAGGCAATATATATCGGTGCGAGAGGGCTAGGCATGGCTATAGAGTCGAACTCAATGTGAAGAGGGATATGCGTTACTATGCTCCGTTTTATGAAGGGAAGTTGGATTTTAAAACAGGAGCCTGCTTTGAGGTTTGTCCTTCATGCTACAGGGCGGCTGAACGATTTCGCAAAAGGAGAAGGCTGATGACGTGCAGGTCGAGGGTTTTAGGTTTACCTAAACCCCTTCAGCCTAATCCCCTAAACCCCCAGAAAGGCACGCAGTGAAGGACTTTAAATGGCCATTGGCGATCAAAACGATATCCTGAGCAGGCTTATACGGTACATGCCGAGATCGTGGTTCGATCAGAATTCGAACCCGATCCGCGATGCACTGCTTTCGGGGATGGCCGGCATTTTCGCCGCAATCTATACGCTGCTTGGCTATGTGCGCCTCCAGACCAGGATAAAGACGGCGACGGAGGGTTTTTTGGACCTCATAAGCCAGGATTTTTTCGGCGGGGCTCTCCCGAGAGAGACAAACGAAACCGATGGACATTTTCTAATCAGGATCCAACTCAATCTTTTCCGCGAACGGGGGACGCGGCTGGGCGTGATCGAGGCGCTCGAGGACCTGACCGGCCGCACTCCGATCATCATCGAACCGATCATGCCTAGCGATTGTGGAGGCTACGGCGCGCCGAATTCGGGCTATTGCGTAGCGGGGGCCTACGGGTCCACGCTTTTACCGTATCAGGGATTTGTCGTCGCATACAGGCCGTACACGTCGGGAATCCCGAACGTGGCCGGATACAATACGTCGCCTGGCGGCTACGGCGTTGGGAGGATTGAATATTGCTCGTTGGATATGATTGTGGGGCAGGTCACGGATGCAGACATCTATGCAGCCATCGCCTCGGTCATTCCAGAAGGCACGATCGCCTGGACGAGGATCAGCAACTAAAGGAGCTAAGCGATTATGGACAGACATATTGTATATCCCGGGCAGAATCCGCTCGATACCGACCTGCTGTATCCTCAAAAACATGCTTTTATAGCGCTGGCAAAGCTCGCTGCGGCAATTTTGGGGACTAACACGCTGGCAAACGGACTGGCGTGCAACCCGACGTCGCCGGCGTCGCTCGGCATCCTTGTGGGGCCCGGCGAATTATACGCGCTGGAAAACGTAGACCCGAACGCTTACGGCAGCCTGGCGGCGGATACGACGCACAGCATCCTGAAGCAAGGAATTATCATGGATGCGGTGCAACTGACGCTTACACCGCCGGGCACGTCCGGCTATTCGATAAATTATCTAATCGAGGCGGCGTTTAGCGAGGTGGACGAAAATCCGATTGTGCTTCCTTATTACAACGCTTCCAATCCGGCATTGGCGTACTCGGGGCCGAGCGGAGCGGGGACGGCGCAAAATACGCTCCGGCAGGATACGATTGCTTTCGTGGCGAAGGCGGGAGTTGCGGCGGCGACGGGAAGCCAGACGACGCCGGCGCCGGATTCGGGATATGTGCCGCTGTGGGTCGTGACGGTTGCGAATGGGCAGACGACGATCACGAGCGCCAATAT